AAATGATTCGAGGCTCTGATGGCGACGAAGAAGAAAAAATCTGTTAGTCTGTCGGTCAAACGCGGCGAGAAGCTGCCCGCCTCAAAAGGCGCAGGACTCACGGCCAAGGGCCGTGCCAAATACAACCGGGCGACAGGATCGAAGCTGAAAGCTCCGCAACCGGGTGGTGGCAAGAGACGCACGTCTTACTGTGCGCGGTCCAAGGGCCAAATGAAAATGCATAACATCAATTGTAAGAAGACGCCGAAGAAGCGTATCTGTGCGGCGCGTCGGAGGTGGAAATGCTAGATGAAAAAGCGTTGGCGAAAGCCATTATTATTGGTCTTGGTGGCGTGGCTCTTTCTCTTGTGGTTTGGATCCTCAGTACATTGATTGAGGTGGACAAGCGCACAGCGGTGATCGCCAGCAAGGTTGAAGCGAATCACAACATGCTGACACCGTTGTGGGAAGATTTTATTAGGAGGAAGGGCGATGGCAATCTCGCGCGGTTCGATGCGGCAACAGGTTTCAAAGCCGCCGCAGAAACGGAAGTGGAGCAAGGCCCGCAAATCGAAAGTCAACTGCAAGCGCCCCCGTGGCTTCAGCGAAAGAGCGCACTGCGCTAGTAAGAGGAAACGTAGGAATGCCTAAAGATGCATGCTATCGCAAAGTTAAGGCAAGATATAAGGTCTTCCCGTCGGCGTACGCAAGCGGGGCCATCGCCAAGTGTCGTAAGGTCGGAGCCGCAAACTGGGGCAAAAGCACCAAAAAAGCTGCCGGTGGAATCCACGAACAAAAAGCCAAGCGCCCGTTTCGGGGTAACCTAGATTCAAATCAAGTTGTCGCTCGAGGCTGCGGTGGAGTTATGAATGGGCGGCGAAAGAAAACCCGCTGCACCTAGCGATGGTTCATGCGTTTTTACTGTTTGTTTACATTGGTGTGGGAGAAGACCGAAGGCTAACAAGCAACGACATGTACTTTCGTGACTTGAACGAGTGCACGTATTTCGCGCAAAAGCTCCACAGACAGGGCAACAACATCACCGCGTATTGTGTGCCCCGGCAGGTAAGTAAGGAAACGAAGGTCTACTGATGTTAGCCGAACTCGCAGCAGCAAACGCAGCCTTCGCCGTGATCAAGCAGGCTGTTCAGAACGGCAAGGAGATCGCAGCAGCAGGCAGCGCCATTGCAGAGTTTGTGGGTGCGAAGGAGAAGCTGCAAAAGAAAGCCGCCCGGAAGGGCGGTGGTTCTGATCTCGAAGAGTTCATGGCTCTTGAGCGAATTCGAGAACAGGAAGACCAACTGAAGCAGATTATGATTTACGCTGGTCGCCCGGGACTGTGGGCAGATTGGCAGAAGTTTCAGGCAAAGGCACGAGTTGCAAGACGGGAGGCAGAAGAGGCAAAAGCCCGCAAGAGGCAGAAGATCTTTGATATTGTGATCGTCTCGGGTTTCTTTGTTGTAGGCCTAACGGTGCTTGGCTGTGTCGTGGCTCTGGCGCTTCATGCACAAGGTAGGTTGTGATGGCAGTACGAAAGACAAAAGAAGGCGCTGCGTTAAAGCGGTGGTTCAAGGAAGACTGGAAAGATGTGCGTACCGGCAAGGCTTGTGGTCGGAAAAAGGGCGAAAAGCGTGGTACACCATACTGCCGTCCTACAAAGCGCGTATCATCCAAGACCCCGAAGACTGCTTCCGAAATGACTTCTGCTGAAAAGCGTAGTAGAATCAGCCAGAAGAAGCGTCTGGGTCAGCCCGCTGGGAAGCCACGTCGCGTGAAATCACTGAAGAGAAGGAAAAAGTAAATGCACTGTTCTCCTCGTAAAGCTGCAGCCGGCGCGATGATTATGCCGACTCGCAACAACGGCAAGCGCACTCGTTTTAGCAATGGTGGCGGCAACCTCAAGGCAATCCCCGCAGACAACAAGGGTCTGCCCAATCTCCCCGAGAAAGTTCGTAACAACATGGGCTATCGGAAGAAGGGCGGATATAACAAATAAATGGCAACTTCAGGATCCAGAGACTTTGATCTCGATGTAGCAGACATCATCGAAGAGGCGTACGAGCGGTGTGGTCTCGAAGTTCGCACCGGTTATGATGCGCGTACCGCCCGTCGGTCTCTAAATCTGATGTTTGCAGACTGGGCCAACCGTGGCCTGAACCTGTGGACCGTGAAGCAGGCAACGCAGTCTCTGACATCTGGCACGGCGACGTATGCATTTGATGCAACGTACACCGACCTGTTGGAGGTTGTGCTTCGTCGCAGCAGCGTTGACTACCAACTCGACCGCATGTCACGCGGCGAGTATCTGCATCTGCCCAACAAGTCGCAGTCTGGCCGTCCGAGTCAGTTCTTCTACAACCGTCAGACCACGCCAGAGATCACACTGTGGCCTACGCCTGACAGTTCGAGCGACAGCATTGTGTATTATTATGTGCAGCGCATTGAGGATGCGGACGCGTTGGTCAACACAACCGACGCACCGTTCCGTTTCCTGCCGTGCATGGTTGCTGGCCTCGCATACTATCTCGCCATGAAGAAGGCGCCGGAGAGGGTGCAGCTTTTGAAGGCGGTGTACGAGGAAGAGTTCCAGCGGGCAGCAGACGAGGATGAAGATCGCGTTGCACTGAAACTGCAACCGAGCATGCAGTATCTGAGGGTGAACTGATGGCGAGGTTTGCTTCGGGGAAAGATGCCTGGGGCTACTCTGACCGGTCTGGCTTTCGTTATCGTCTGGTAGAGATGGTGACAGAATGGAATGGTTCTAAGGTGGGCCGCGACGAGTATGAATCGAAGCACCCGCAGCTTGAGCCTATTCGTGTGGGTCCGGATCCGCAGGCGATTCATGATCCGCGTCCGGATCAGCGTACAGAGGTAGGAATTGCGCGGTTGTTGCCGGCGAATCCGTTTTTGTCTGGTTCTGCCGGCAGTGCTGTGGTTACTGTGGTGGAGCCGTCTCATGGTCGCTCTACCGGCGATGTTGTAAGATTCAGAAAGGCACAGGCTTTCGATGGATTCACACAAGCAGCGTTGGAGGATTCCAGTGGTTATACGATTACTGTCACAGATTCTAACCTTTTTACCTTCACGGCGTCGTCCGGCACCGCAACCACGGGTGGTCAGCGCGGGGGCGGTGAAAATGCGACTGTCGGACCGGTGACGTTGGAGAAATAAATGGCATTCACGTACGCACAACTGAAAACAGCGATTCAAGATTACACGGAGAACACAGAAACGTCCTTCGTGACTAATCTGCCGACATTCATTCGTGCAGCCGAGGATCGTATTTTCAAGCTGGTTGATCTCGAGATCTTCCGTAAGAATGCCACGAGTGCAGTAACGCAGAACGATCCGTACCTGTCACTGCCCACAGATTTTCTTGCGTCGTTTTCGCTGTCTATTACGAACGGTAGCTCAAAGGAGTTTCTGCTTCAGAAGGATGTGAACTACATTCAGGAGTACAACCCCAACCCAGCGACGACAGGCACCCCGAAGTATTACGCTATGTTCGACGTGGACAACCTTATATTGGCTCCTACGCCCGACAGCAACTATGCCTGTGAGTTTCATTATTATTACCGCCCGGCATCTCTGACCGCCGGTGCGGATAGTGGCACAACTTGGCTCAGTGACAACGCCCCCAACGCCTTGCTTTACGGATCGTTAGTGGAAGCGTATATTTACATGAAAGGTGAACAGGACATGCTTCAGATGTATGAGAAGCAGTTCACCGAAGCCATGACCAGGATTAAGGATCTGGCGGAAGCTAGGGAAAACACGGATGCGTACCGTAGAGGTCTGCCAGATCGGCCTCGGACATAAGGAGTAGAAACGATGGCAACATCTAATGCAGCAACCAGTTATTTGGAAAATAGGCTGTTGAGCTTTATTTTCAAAAATAACGCCGCAAGTTTTGCGTCACCGGGTGACAGTATCTATGTTGGACTGGCGACGGCGGTATCTAATTTTGACGATTCCACAGGTGAGTCTGGCACTCCAGCAATCACGGAGGCGGACTTCACCAACTATCAGCGGAAGCAAGTCACTGCGGCGAATTGGACGCTCACCGCAGATACAGCAAACCAGCAGACAATCACAAATGCCGCGAACATTGACTTTACGGCGTCTGGCGGTGGCGGGGATGATGTCATCACGCATTGCTTCATAGCAACTCACGTGAGCGACAGCCCAGACACGCTGGGGTCTGGCGGCAATGTTTTGTTTATTGGCGCGTTGGATGCCAGCAAAACTATCGCTTCTGGCGATATCTTCCGCATCAATGCAGGAAACCTAACTATCGAGTTGAAGTAACATGGCACTGGTTCTGAAGGACCGCGTCAAGGAGACGACAACCACCACCGGCACTGGCACATATACATTGGCCGGTGCCGTTGATGGTTTTGAGGCGTTTTCTGAAATTGGCGACGGCAACACGACATACTACGCTTGTACAGACGGTACGGACTTTGAAGTTGGTATCGGCACCTACACGGCGTCTGGTACGACGTTAGCCCGCACAACGATCCTTCAGTCCAGCAACTCTGATTCCGCCGTCAACTGGACATCCGGTAGCCGCACTATTTTCTGTACACAGCCAGCAGAGAAGGCGGTGTTCCTTGATGGGAGTGGTGACGTTACTCTTGGAAACGACCTAACCGTCTCAGGTGACCTGTTCGTCAACGGCGGCACTATCCGTTCAGAGGATGGCACTCTCGACTTCGGTGACAACAGCGCAGACAACTGGGGGCAGATTAGTTATCAGTCTGGCGCAAGTATTAACGGATTTAGTTCGCAGTTTAGCAACGCTGTCCGATTTTCAAATGAGCAGGGTGGCACTAATCAGCATATGCTGGTGCTTGATACGGCTGCGAATAACTCCGCCAATCTATGGGGTGTATCTGTAAATGACACACCTATCTTTGGCATAACGGGGCAATCTCACCTGAAGATGTATCACCCTAACGGGGCCAGTAACTCCGTTACTATTTCTCCGACGACTCCTACTGCCTCTCGTACAATTACTCTGCCTGACGCAACTGGCACGGTTGCTTTAACGTCCGACATTAACACCGCCAACGTCACCGCCGCTGGCGCACTCATGGACAGTGAGGTTACCAATCTCGCACAGGTGAAGGCATTCGACTCGTCCGACTACGCCACTGCGGCGCAAGGAACCACCGCTGACGCAGCCCTACCAAAGGCGGGTGGTCAGATGACAGGTAACATTACCTTCTCTGGTTCGCAGACAGTTGATGGTCGTGACCTGTCTGCTGACGGTACGAAGCTGGATGGCATCGAAAGCGGCGCAACGGCAGACCAGACGGCGTCTGAAATAAGGGCGTTAGTAGAAAGTGCCAGCGATAGTAATGTATTTACTGATGCTGATCATACCAAGCTAAACGGCATCGAAAGTAACGCTACCGCAGATCAAACTGCTGCTGAAATCCGCACACTTGTAGAGAGTGCGACTGACAGTAACGTGTTTACTGACGCCGATCATACAAAACTAAATGGTATCGAAGCCGGTGCAGACGTAACGGACACCGCCAACGTCACCGCCGCTGGCGCACTCATGGATAGCGAGGTGACAAACCTTGCTGACGTGAAGTCATTCGACCCAGCTGATTACGCTACTGCGGCGCAGGGAACTACTGCTGACGCGGCCATGCCGAAAGCAGGAGGTGCGTTCACCGGCGACGTTACCTTCACGGGCGACAGCTACAACGTAGTCTGGGACAAGTCTGACAACGCGCTAGAGTTAGCAGATAACGCTTACATCAAGGTGGGTGCTGGCGATGACATGACCATCAGCAGCGATGGCACTTACCCACGCATCAAAGCAAACAATATCATTGTTGAAAGCAACAACGCCGACCAAGCTCTTTATTTTAGAAGCAACGACACTGGCGACATTGCTGATTTTGACATTGGCACACAGTTTTACTTCCAGCAGTACAACGACAACAACGAGATAGTGACATACAATCGGCTGTTGTCTATTTCAACGGATGTTACTGATGGCAGCGAAGACGGAAGGTTTCAGTTTCAAAGTCTAAAAAACGGAGCAAACACAACTAGCCTAATTGTTGACGCAAGTTATTTACTGATTATGAACGAGCAAGCTCTTGGTTGGTACACATATAATGGGGATTTTAGCACCTATCTCAGCCCTCTCACACCTACGGCGGACAGGTCCATAAAGCTGCCCGACAGGGATGGCGTGGTTCAGGTTGTTGACCGACAGGTTATGACGAGCAACCTTGCAGTAGGCTGGCACACTATTGCAGTGTTTCAAGGGCGCGATGATAGTGGGGATGCTAACCAAAGGTTCCACGCCAAGTTTACTCTGCTTGAATTTACGTCAAGCCGACATCAGGCGTTTACGTTCTACGCTCAATCTATGTTTGGGCGGGACGAAGGGCTACAAGTTATCGGCAACAGCACGTTTGGCACTGATGTTGTTACGGCCATCCGTATTAAATCAAGCACAGACACCAACGGCTTGTATGCTGGCGCGGCCATTCAGGTTTACGTCGCAGACGCGACCAACAACCTAATTTTGTATCTCGACGAAGCTGACTTTGACGGCAATGAGAACGGAGTTACTTACGGCAATGTCATTCTTAAAACCGGTGTGGCAGATGCCAGTGACCCGGGCGATGTCGGCTATTCAACTGCCACTTGGTCAACTTTCGCAGAAGATGTGCAGATTGGAATTGATAGCATTGAGCCGGGCGGCATAGGCGTAACCGGCAACCTACTAACGCAGTCAAACATTGTGCTGGAAGGCGCGACTGCTGATGCCCACGAAACCATTATCACTGCTACTGATGCAACGGCGGACCGCACCATCACCCTGCCCGACGCTACTGGCACGGTTCTACTGACTGACGGCGACGGCAGCAGCCTGACAAGTGTAGACGCCGCAACTCTCGACAGCCTCGACAGTACGCAGTTCCTTCGTAGCGATGCCGACGACAGCTTTAGCAATCAGATTGACGGAACAACCATCGAACTCGCTGGCGGCGTAACTTACGACCCGCCGGGAAGTAGTGGCAGTGACACAGCGACAGACGTTGCTATTGCTCTGCTTAGTGGGCAGAGGATTGTCTTAGGATATAACGGCTATATTCGCACCCTCGTGGATGCAGAGTGGGGTCAGCCTCTTATTATTGGACAGAGTGGTACTAGTGCGTTTGCTGGCACCAATATTTTTGGCGGCTCTGGTTCAGTTAAGCTGCATTACAATGCTGATGGCAGAATGCAGACGACCAGTGATGGCATCAGTGTTCTGTCTTCGGAGAACAATGGGCCGGTCATTAATTTAATTTCAAACGACCCTGCTGACGCTGCTGACTTTACCACAGAAGCTCAAATTAAGTTTTTCGCAGAAAATGACGCCAGTGAAATAACGCAGTACGCTACCATCTTCCTGTCCACAGGAGATGTCACAGACGGCACAGAAGACGGCTGGATGTATTTCCAGACGATGCACAACGGGTCACTGACTAACACCGCCGCTGTGTCGCCAAACAACTTTTATCTGCTCAATTCCGACAGCAAACTTATTTTTAATGATTGGGGCGGCACGTCTCACGACATCACAATCACACCGTCCACGCCAACAGCATCCCGCACGATCACGTTGCCGGACGCAACTGGCACGGTCCTGACCACTGGCAACTCTGACACGCCGACCACGACAACTAGCGCCTCTGATGCTGACTTTGTTCTTGTTGATGACGGCGGCACAATGAAGAAGATTACACCAGCGAACTTGGGCATCACAGCGGGGGCGGCTTCGGTTGACGACGCAACCGCACTGGCAATCGCACTAGGATAGGAACATGGCAAACACATTCAAAGTAAAGACGAATGCGGCCATGCCAGCGACTGCTGGTACGCCGCTTACCCTGTACACCGTACCATCAAGCACGACCAGCGTGGTCTTGGGATTGATGCTGTGTAACGTACACACCAGTCAGGTGACTGCTGACGTACAGCTTGTGTCCGACACATCTGACACGGAAACCAACGAGACGGTCCTGCTGGTTAAGGACATCCCAATCCCGGCTGGATCTTCCGTCGAACTGCTTGCGGGTAACAAGGTTGTGTTGCAGACCACCGACGTGTTGAAAATCGACTGTAACATCGCGGCCAAGATCGACGCGACATTGAGCATTATGGAGATCACCTGATGCCGTTTATTGGTAACCCTATTACGTCACAGTTTCAGGCGAGGCCAGCTACGCAAGAGTTCAACGGCGACGGCTCGACTACGACCTTCACCCTGAACCAAACGGTAACGCAGGAAGATATTATCGTATCTGTGGACGGGGTTGTTCAAGAGAGCGTTGATGCGTTTACCGTGCCGGATGGCACGACTCTGACGTTTACAGCGGCACCGTCTAGCGGCACTGGCAACATCTTCGTGATCTATATGGGCGTGGCAGCGTCTTCTGTGACGCCGCCGGATCAGAACAAGGGCAACTTCAAGGGTGGTGGCCTGTTCCGTACCAATGCACAGACACTAAATAACGATGTAACAATTTTAGATACAGAGAACGCTAACGTAACAGGGCCACTAACTATTGCTTCAGGGGTCACTCTGACAATAGACGCTGGTGGTACACTGGTGACGCTATGAGTACGTTGAAGGCAGATACCATCCAGAGTACCAGCGGCGGCGCGGCTACGCTGACGAAGCAGAGTGCGGCGAAGGCGTGGCAAAATCTTAACGGTAGCACTTTTGGTTTGCGTGACAGCTTTAACACTGCAAGTTCTACTGACAATGGTACTGGTGACCATAGCCACACAATGACAACCGCAATGAGTGATGCAGACTATGTTGTTCTTGTGACATCTAGAAACGAAGCGACCAACACAAACAGTGCAAACAATATCCATCAAGGCACTGCTCCTACTGCTTCTGTATTCAGAATCCAACACATAGAAAATGGAAGCGGTACTGACGCAGTATATTTATCCTCATCGGTACACGGAGACCTCGCATGAGTACCATCATCGCAGACAATCTCACCGGCAAGACTGCGGCTGGTAATGTGACGGTCACCTCTGAGGGTGGCGCAGCGACGTTCCAGTTGCAGCAGGGTCTGGCGAAGGCTTGGGCAAATCTTAACGGCTCAACTTTTGGGTTGCGTGGAAATAACAACATCAGTTCTGCCACAGATAATGGCACTGGTGACTACACAATTACGTTTTCGTCAACTATGGATAACTCCGATTATTCTTTTACCATTGGTCATAGAGGTGCAGCAGATAATGACACAGATGACACTCCTTCATTAAAATCTGGAACTAGTGCAACGGGATCATCTATAAGAATTATTTGTAATAACCAGTCTTTGGGTACTTTAAGAGATGTTGATTATGCTTGTATGGCAATTCACGGAGATCTCGCATAATGGCATTCGGTACACTCAAAGCAGATACCCTGACCCACTCGACTGCGGGTTCGCTGACCACCGATTATGTCGTGAATGGCAGTGCGAAGGGCTGGTGCCACGCTAATCAGGTTTCTGTAGGCATTACTGACAGCTACAATGTTTCATCCATTACAGACTCTAGCACTGGGTTAATTTACTACACACCAACAAACAGCATGAATAATGCAGACTATGCTTCTTCTGTGACTGTGAGGCAATCCTCTACCGGTGCAACTTTTGCACAATCTTTGAATGATTTGCATACAACTAGTCGATGGGCTTCTAGTTCTAAAAACAGTTCAAGTGTAGGTGTGGATAGTCAGCATAACAATATTGTAGTTTACGGAGACCTCGCATGACAGTGACCCCAGAGTTTCAAGGCACCCACCTATGGGACAGGCTCTGCTGGGCAAAGGAAAACCTTGAGCCGCACCAGTCTGACTACCGTGTTGTGTACGAAGATAGCCTAGACGAGTGCGCCAAGATACTGGTGCCGGACCCTAACTGGATGGCCTGTGCATTGCAGGGCGGTATTCTGCCACCTGTTGAAGTATATTGGGAGTTGGCAAAGGACGAAGCCCAGCCCGACTTCAAGAAGCACACTCGTGGCTACCTGTTGCACAATACACCACCTGTCGGACCAATGACAGAAGAAGAGGCTATTGAATACCTGATTATGAAGGATGTACCACAGTCTGTATGGCAGACGTGGGATGAGGGCAACCGCCCGAAGATGGTAATCTGCAAGAAAGAGCAGTTGCCAGCAACACGTGAGTGGAGAAACGCATGGCGCATCTCCGACGACTTAGACCTAGCAGCATAAGGAGTAAATTATGGCTGTAACAACCTACATCGTAGACAAGGACGGGAACCAGATTGACGCTTCCACGGCTACCGTTCCATCTGACCGTGCCTTTCGTGGTGCATGGTCTCTGAACGGAAGCGTCATCTCTGAGGACATGACTAAGGCGAAGGAAATCTTCAAGGACAAAATCCGTGAAGTTCGCAAGCCTCTGCTCGACGCCGAAGACGTAACGTACATGAAGGCACTTGAGGCTGGTGACACGGACGCACAGGCTGCATCTGTAGCTGCCAAGAATGCTCTTCGTGATGCACCTGCCGCTGCTGCAATCGACGCTGCAACTGACATTGCAGGTCTCAAGGCAGCTTGGGATGCAGACACTCTTGGCGACAGCCCCTACGCATAGGGAGTAAGAGATGGCGCTGACCAATCTCACAAAAGGTACGGTTGTCGGGTCGGAGGGCGGCTCGGCAACCACTAACCTTGCTCAGGGGCTGGCGAAGGCTTGGGTCAACTTTAATGGCACAGGTACTATTGCGGCTCGTGACAGCCACAACGTGAGCAGCTTGACGGACAATTCGACAGGCTACTACCGGACAAATCTGGCATCAGCAATGTCTAGTGCAGACTTCCACTCATCTGTAGACAGGCAGGTTAGCAACAGCACAAACGCATTTTGCACTGGCTTAGGGCCAGAAGGAAATACAACGTCCCGCATCAGCCAATATGTCTTCTATTACTCATCTGGTGCTGATGCTGCTCAAGATGAAGATTATGTATACGCATCAGCGCACGGAGACCTCGCATAATGCCGTACATAGGTAAATCCCCAGAGTTTGGTGTTCGCAACCGCTACGTCTATCAGGCCACGGCGGGGCAGACGAGCTTTAGTGGATCGGATTCTGACGCTCTGACGCTGTCCTACTCCGACAGCATGTACATGGACGTGTACCAGAACGGCGTTCTCTTGAAGCCCGGTACGGACTACACAGCCACAACGGGTACGACTGTCGTGCTGGTTACTGGGGCATCTTTGAATGACGTAGTTGAGATGGTTGTATACGATGTCTTCGGTGTTGCTGACTCGTACACCAAGTCGCAAGCAGATACACGCTACCCGTTCAAGGGCAACAACAGCATCATCCGTTTGAATGGTCAGACCATCTCTGCTGACATCACAATCGACAGCGACGAGAACGGTGTGTCGGCTGGCCCGATTACGCAGGACAATGCCACCGTCACTGTTAATGGATATTGGAGCATCGTATGACCAGCGTATTGAATGTAGACACGATTGCTGACAAGGCGGGTACGGGGCCGGTTGCGTTTACCAAGCAAGAGGCTGCTAAATTACGGTGCAGGTACAATCAAGCTACAGCAACCCTAGAAACTGGTGACTTAAATGTTTCTAGCATAAGTGATGATAGTACAGGACTGTTTACGGTTTCAATCACAAGTAATATGAGTGACGCTTTATACGGTATATCGGGTTTCGCAGGAGAACACGGAAACGCAAACAACGCTACTTGGTTAAGTAAATATGAAGCGCAAAATGACTTCAGCACATCTGCTGCACCTTTTGCCACTTGGTATCACGCAGGTGATTTTAGGGATAGCGAGAGGGATAGCGTTCTTTTATTCGGAGACCTCGCATAATGGCAAGCGTACTCAAAGTCGATACCATCACAGGAGTAACCACGGCTGGCTCTATTGCGGTGACAGGCGAGGGCAACTCGACCACAACGAATTTGCAGCAGGGGCTGTGTAAACTGTGGTGCAACAATGAACAAAACAGCACTCACGACATAGCAGACAGCTTCAATATCTCAAGCATTTCTGATGGTGCAGTCGGTAACACAGGATATAGTTATACAAATAACATGAACAATACAGGTCATGCGCCTCAATCTTCAGGTTTTGAAAACGCAAATTACATGGCTTATGCGCTGTTTAATGTAGCTACAACAGGTCACACTATTGCTGTAAACGGTCAAGACCTAGAGGGCGTATACACTACAAGTCACGGAGACCTCGCATAATGGCTAGTGAACTGAGAGTAAACACCCTGAAGGATGCCAGCGGGAACAACAGCATTGCCACCAGCTTTGTTGCAGGGGGCAGTGCGAAGTTTCACTGTTCATATGAGTCCGGCGGGTCAACGGGAGGTGCGGGTGCATTACAATCTGGAGATTTGAATGTTGCTTCAGTGACGGACAACGGCACTGGTAACTTTTCACCCCAGTTTACCAACAACTTTTCTAGCGCAACTTACACTGTTGTAGGCAATTTTGAAATTGGACAAGACAGCGGCGCCATGAGAAATGCTATGACCCGTTCAAGGGCAACTTCAAATACTAAGTTTTTAAACTATGACCAAAACGGCAATCTGACTGAAAGCGTTATGAATTATAACATGTTAGCTGGATTCGGAGACCTCGCATGAGTAAGGCAGCAGAACTCGCCGCACTGATTGGTTCGCAGTCGGCGTTGTCGAACAGGAACCTCATCATCAACGGTGCGATGCAGGTGGCGCAGCGGGGGACGAGTGAGACCAGTGTATCAACAAGTCAGTATGCTAACGCTTGTGACAGGTTTAGGGTGAATGGAAACAACGGCACTTGGACAATTTCCCAAGATACTGATGCGCCTGATGGGTTTTCTAATTCTTTTAAGATGCTGCTGACTGCAACAGAGACGATTGGCAGCACATCGTATTGGGCGGTCGAACAAAAAATAGAAGGTCAAAATCTTCAAGGTTTAGCGTACGGAACATCGTCTGCTAAAACCGTCACTCTATCTTTTTATGTCAAGTCGAACATCACAGGAACCTATACTGTCAATCTTTATCAGGACGACGGCAATAAAAACTTTCCTAAAACGTATACGATTGATAGTGCTGGCACTTGGGAACGCAAAACTATTTCATTTGCAGGAGATACTTCTACTGCATTAGATAACGACAATGCGTCTAGTCTGCGTGCAACATTTTTTGTTGTGGCAGGTTCTGGTCATAATAGCGGAACCCCCGGTTCACGGGTTGCATACTCAGATGCAACATTTGCCGCAGGACACACAGCGCAGGTTGATGCAGTCAATGACTACTGGCAAATCACCGGCGTCCAGCTTGAGGTAGGCGAGACAGCCACGCCGTTTGAGCATCGGTCGAAGGCATCAGAAGAAATCGCCTGTAATCGCTATTTTTACGAAGCATCTCCAAGATGGCCCGGCTTTATAAATACCGACAACAGTACGATTATAAGACAACAGATTCAGTTCCCTGTTAGAATGAGAGCAAGCCCCACGGTGACAAATTCTGGCGTTACCACAAATTTTAGCATCGGCAGCGTGCAGACTAACGATAAGGCACACAACTTTGAGATTTCTCACTCTGGGGCAACAGATTTCCGTCCATTTCTAGGTTCGCCTAATTTCAAGTTTGATGCGGAGTTGTAAACATGACTATTACCAGCGCACAGTATGAAACCTTTGAAGGTTCTAACGTCTCAATCAAGGCTACTATCGACGGCGACGAAGTGATTGTACCCCTAGACCCAGCCAACCGCCACTACGACGAAATCATGCGTCAGGTCGAGGCCGGTACGCTGACCATTGCGGATGCTGACTGATGTTTGCGGCAGGCAGCTTTTCGGAGGAGCCGTTTGGCTTCCAGTATGGCCTTGGGCCGATATCTGCCGCAGCTTCTTTTTCCAGTAATTTTACGCAGACAAGTGATGCAATATTTATAGCCTCTGGCGTATCCGAAATAATCGGCACCGCCAGCGCCGTAAACGCAGGCGTCGGCATTCTTGTAGGCACCTCTTCCATATCTTCCAACTTTACGGAGTCTGCTGCCGCTATCGGCTTGTTTAGTGGAGCATCCTCGCAGCAGGCCAACTTTACTAAAACGTCAACCGGCACTCGCATACAAACTGGTGTGTCCGACCAATCGTTTGCTTTTACGCAGTCAGCGCCGGGGCTTGTTATACTTTCTGGTGTGTCTGACCAGACATTCGCGTTTACACAAACGGCGTCGGGCATCGGCATTTTGTCTGGTGTGTCCACGCAAGATCTGAACTTCACCAAGACCTCGGCAGGAACTCGAATACGGCTGGGGGACTCGACGCAGACCTTTGCGTTCACGAAGACAGCATCCGGTATCGGAATCCTGTCCGGCGTGTCTTCTCAAGATCTGAACTTCACCAAGACTTCGGCGGGGACGCGGTTACGCACAGCGGCGGCAACTCAATCCGCAAACTTTACGCAGACATCTACGGCCTCGGCAACGCTGGTAGATTCCGCCACCCTGTCGGCGTTGTTTGAACAGACCAGCACAGGAGCAGCGATACTGGTAGATTCCGCCACCCTGTCGGCGTTGTTCGATCAAACCAGCAACGCTATCGCAATACGAATCACCGGCGCGGATTTGAGTGGTACATCATCGGCGCTATCGGTTGGCGTAGGTATTCTTGTCGGGGTGTCTACAGTATCGTCCAACTTTACTCAAACCAGTGTCGGCAACGGCACCTTTTCTGGGATCTCCACGCAGGACTTTAGCGCAACGCAAACGGGGCAAGGCACCCGAATACAAACAGCCGACGCAGATCTTTCCACGCTGTTCGAGCAAACGGGGCAAGGCATCCGAATACGAACAGCCTCGTCTGATCAAGAGTTTGGGTTTACACAAGACGCCTTTGGAGTTCTACTGCTAACCGGGGCTTCAGATATTTCATTCTTAATGATACAATCTGCCCTTGGGGAAATACTGTGGGTTGCTGTTGATGCGGGCGCAGATCCGGAGACATGGGCCGCGATCACGCACACGGGGGATACTTGGACAGAAGTCCCCGCAGGGGGTACAACAGAGACATGGGCCGCGATCACGCACACAGGGGGTACTTGGACAGAAGTCTCCGCAGGTGATACAACAGAGACATGGACAGAAACGGTGAATTAAATGGCATCCACCTATACAGACAACCTTGGTATCGAAAAACCCGGCTCCGGCGAACAGTCCGGCACTTGGGGTACGACCACCAACACGAACTTTGACATCATTGACCGTGCAATTAACGGCGTTCTTGCATTGTCGTTGTCTGGCACGACCACCACGCTGACCACTTCGGACGGTTCTTTGTCTGATGGTGGATACAAGGTTCTGGTTCTTGGCGGCTCTCCAACAGGCACTAATACCGTTACGATCAGCCCCAATGATCAGGACAAGGTGTACCTTGTCAAAAATTCTTCCGGGGAATCTGCGACCTTCACACAAGGCAGCGGCGGAGACGCCACGCTGATTGACGGAGAAACTGCGTGGATCTTCGCTGACGGCGCAGGGTCTGGTGCACAGGTGCAAAAAGCCAGCTTCATTCCAGACATTGCGTCAGACACCTCTCCACAGCTTGGCGGTAATCTTGACGTAAATGGCAACAGCATTACTTCGGCTTCTGACGGCAACGTCGTTATTGCACCGAATGGCACAGGCGATGTGCAACTCGACACCGACACTGTTCGTGTTGGAGACACCGACACTGACGCCACCATCACTACGAACGGCACCGGCGACCTAACTCTTAATACTAACGGTGGAACGGATTCAGGCTCTCTCGTAATAGCGGACGGTGCGGACAACGATGTGACTGTGACAGCCAATGGCACAGGCAAGGTCGTTTTGGCTTCCACCACGCAAATCAGTGGTGACCTTCAACTTGACGGCACCACGAACAACTGGACTATCGAGGTAGATGCAGACGATCACTTGCTGTTTAAGTACAACGGCACCGCAGTGTTTGCGCTTCAGGACACGGGAGCCGTAATTGCGGCGGCTGACATAACGGCATTCGGTACGCCGACATAAGGGGGTAGCTATGGGCGTTGATGGCGGTAGCGGCAACCCGATTTCTTTTTCTGATCTTCAGACCTACTACGGCGGGTCTAACCCTATCAGCATGTCGGAATACTATCGTGGCGGCTCCGAGGTTCCCTCGACTCGAACTGACACCACAACGAACACAGGCATCACAGCCCTTGTGAATCAGGGGTCTTCCGGCAGCACGAGCGGTTCAGCCGTTGACGGCAATCAATCTAGGCTGACCATAGACGGGGCTAATAATGGAACAGCAGCATCCAGTCCCGGCACAGGAACTATTGTCTTCAGTGATTCTACTACAGTGTCAGTAACCAAGGACGGTGGTGATAATCCTTTGCTCGGGGTTCTTATTTCGGACACCGTAAATTATAACACAACTTTATCCACGCATTTCCGGCTTGGGGGGTATGACTTTTTGGATGCGTCAAACGCTGTCGCAACTAAAATTACCAGCAGCAGTTTTGTAACCACACACACCCTCACCTCTGCTCTAACAGCGGGCACCTGCGGGATTACTATTGGTTACGTCGCCGGCGATTCCGATGCAGAGGGTAATATCGAACCCGTCGCCAACATAAAGCGAGGAGGCACCACACTATATTCCTTTAATATAAGTTTCTCAAACGGTGGGGGCAGTGCGCAATCAACAAACCTAACCGGGTTGCAGAACGGGGATATTATTGAAGCTAGGACCGGATCACGGGGCGGCTTCACAACTGTTAGATTTTTCCCACGCGAGGCTGTAGGCGGTAACGCCAGCAACACTTTTGCAGCGGGCAGTCATGCTGTGTCTTTTAAGGGCGTTGGTGGTAATAATAACCTCCCCGGTCTTGATGCTACCTTGAACTTTTCCACCAGCGGCACAGTTCAATACAACAGCTTTGGCGGCACGTTTACCAGCGTCAGTACGACCGACACAAATGTAACTGTTAACACAAATACAAATGTACCGACCTCTGGTACAATCAACATGGATATCTTTAACGCGCCCGGTACTGCGAGTCCGTAATGCCACTGACGAAACTACAATTCCGCCCCGGTGTGAATCAGGAAATCACCTCGTATTCTAACGAGGGCGGCTGGCGTGACTGTGACAAAATCCGGTTCCGCTTCGGCTACCCGGAAAAGATGGGCGGATGGGAAAAGTACACCAGCAACACCTACCTTGGCTCTGCCCGTGCGCTGCATAACTGGATTGCACTCGACGGCTCTAACTACCTCGGCATTGGCACTCACCTAAAATACTACATCGAAGAAGGTCAGGGTCTGAACGACATCACACCCATCCGCGCAACCACAGCGGCGGGGGATGTGACGTTTGCAGCCACCAATGGCAGCACCACAATCACCGTCAGCGACACCGCGCACGGCGCGTTTGAAAATGATTTCGTCACCTTCTCCGGTGCAGCATCCCTCGGCGGCGACATTACTGCCGACGTACTGAACAAAGAGTATCAGGTTGTGCGTGTTGTCGATGCGGACAGCTACGAGGTTACCAGCGCGGTTGCGGCTAACTCTTCTGACACAGGTAACGGTGGTGGGAGCACCGTCGGTACTTATCAGATCAACACTGGCCTCGATACATCTGTCGGCGGCACAGGTTGGGGCGCAGGCACTTGGAGCCGTGACGGCTGGGGCGATGCAGCGTCCAGCGGTCTTACCACGACCAACCAGATTCGTCTGTGGTCGCATGACAACTTCGGTGAAGACCTGATCATCAACGCTCGTGACTCGAACATCTACTATTGGGACAAGTCGAACAACCTGACCTCGGCGGCGGTCGAACTATCCACACTCAGCGGAACAAAGACCAGCGTTCCGCAGATCGCGAAACAGGTTCTGGTATCAGATCAAGATCGCCACGTTATCGCGTTTGGTTGCGATGGCCTGAACGCCAGTTCTTCCGCTAATCAGGGCGATGGTGTGCAAGACCCGCTTCTAATCCGCTTCTCTGATCAAGAGAATCCACTTGTCTGGTATCCGGCAGCGACAAACACGGCTGGCGACCTGACGCTGGGCGCGGGTTCAACCTTCGTCCAGGCTGTCGAAACAAAGCGTGAAATTCTGGTGTGGACCGACACGGCGCTGAACTCCATGCGGTTCATCGGCCCGCCGTTTACCTTCGGCTTGCAGCAGCTTGCCTCGAACATCACCATTATGAGTCCGAATGCCGCCGTCGCAACTGAGGACGTTGTGTTCTGGATGGGTATCGACAACTTCTACGTCTATGCCGGTCAAACGCAGCAGCTTCCCTGCACCGTGAAGGACAAGATCTTTCTCGATTTTAACTTCGAGCAGGCGGATAAGGTTGTCTCTGGCATCAACTCCGAGTTCTCGGAGGTCTTCTGGTTCTATCCGTCGGCCAGCAGCAGCGATAACGACAGGTACGTTGTGTATAATTATGGCGAAAAAGTGTGGTACTTCGGTTCGCTTGCCCGTTCTGCATGGATCGACCGTGGTGTGCGGACCTACCCGATTGCTGCCGGATCCTCGTATCTCTACAACCACGAATTCGGCTACGACGATGACGGCTCCGCAATGAACTCGTTTATCGAGTCTGCGGCGATTGACATTGGCGACGGGGACAAATTCACGTATATACAAAGGGTGATTCCGGACCTGACGTTTAACGGTTCGACGAATCTCAGCAGCCCGCAGGCCACGTTTACGGTCAAAGCTAGAAACTTCCCGGGCGCAAGTTTCGACAACACAGCATCCGGTGACGCGGTCCGCACGGCAAGTTCTCCGGTTGAGACGTTTACAAACCAGTTGTTCCTCCGTGCCCGTGGCCGGTCCTTTGCATTGCGGGTTGAGTCCGAGGCGCTGGGAGCAAAGTGGAAGCTGGGTAGTCCGCGCATTGATTTGCGGCCAGACGGGAGGCGCTAGTGTCATCGAATCAGATAGCACCGCCGAGGCTACCCGAACCGCCGTTCGAGTATACGCAGCAATATATGGCTGACCTGACCCGTGCGCTGGAACTGTTTATCTCGCAGGAGCGCAATCCTGGAGAGTTACGCGGCACGAAGATTACGCTGACTGACCTGCCGACCAGTGCGACTGGACTAGAAAGCGGCGCACTGTATAATGATAGTGGCACTGTAAAAGTGGTGACCTGATGGGACTGTTTAGAAACATTACAAAAAACATCAGCAAGATTGCTCCAATCGCCATTCCGGCAATGATCGGTTTTGGTCTTGGTGGTGGCTCGATGGGCGGTATCGGTAGTTTCTTCAGTAACATGTCTACTGCACAGAAGCTGGGTCTTGGTGTCGGCGCACTGGCGTTGGCAGGAGGTTTGGGCCAACGGCAGGAGTACAGCTTCGAGGAACGCCCCGAACCTGTGGGCAAGGACTTTGCGATTACGTCTCGTATGCAGGATGGCAGGATCGTACAGTTGAATGACCCGAAAGACCTCGCAGACTACCGCCGTGAGATTCAGGGTGGTGTCGCTACCATGATGCATGGTGGAGAGGTCAACGGGCCAGGGACCGGCACATCTGATTCTGTGCCCGCCCGCCTGTCCGACGGTGAGTTCGTAATGACAGCAGCGGCTGTCCGTGGAGCCGGTGGCGGAGATAGAGATATCGGTGCTGCCAGAATGTATGATATGATGGCCGAACTGGAGGCCCAAGCGTAATGGCTGTAACATCTCAACAAGTGACGACGAGACTGCCCGAGTTTCAGGAGCAGTATATTGCGGATCTTCTGACCTCGGCGCAGAACCTGTTCAAACCCGTGTCGGAGGGCGGCAAGGGCTTGTCCATGCCGTTTGTCCAGCAGCAGCTTGCTGGTCTGTCAGAGGGTCAGCAGCAGGCGATTAGCTCGGCACTCTCTGGTGTTGGGGCGTACCAACCGTTCTTGCAGCAGGCACAGGCAGGCCTGACTGGTGCGATGCAAACCGCAGCCGGTGCGGGCATGGACCCGAACGCATACAAAGAATACATGGACCCGTATCTTGAAGACGTGGTTCAGCGGGCGCAGTCCGACATCGGTCGTCAGGGTCAGATTCAAGAGCAGCAGGCAGCAGCTTCGGCTGTTGGTTCTGGCGCATTTGGTGGTAGCAGGCAAGCAGTTCTTCAGGGCGAGATTGGCCGCAACACTCTGGAGCAGCAAGCCCGTACAGGTGAGCGCCTTCGCAGCGCCGGGTTTTCACAAGCCTCGAAACTGGCGCAAGACGCAGCAACGCAGCAACTTCGGCAGGCGCAGCTTGCCGGCGGTTTGTCGCAAGGTATCGCCGGCCTTGGTCAGCTTGGTCAGCAGATGGGCACACAGGATATCAACACACTGCTTGGTATCGGTGGCCTGCAACAGCAGCAAGCGCAGCAGGGTCTGAATGTTTCACAGGCGAACCAACTGGCACAGCAACAGCTTCCCTTCCAGCAACTCGGCTTCTTGGGCGACATCTTCCGTGGCGTTCCGGCACTGGAACAACAAACTACCCAGACCTACACACCTCCGCCAAGCATGTTGTCTCAGGGCATCGGCCTACTTGGTGCAGGTTTGTATGGTGGGTTCTTCAATTAGTAGGACAGTAGCAGATGATGCGTAATCCTCTTGATCGTCGGATGTTTGCTAACCCGCAGCAGCGCCGTAGTGCAGCGCGGAGTCCACAAGGAATCTTGGCCTCCGGTCCACGGATCATGCAGGCTGCTATGGAACAGGAACCTGTTCGTCGTCAGACGGGCGGCTATCAAGGTCCGGCAACTGGGCTGGGCATGTCCGGGTTTACAGACTTTTTGAATCAATACGTGCTTGGTCCGAACATGCAGATCGGCGGCTCACCGTCCACGGACGAGTCCGTGTCTCCTCCGGCAGTGTCCGGAGCAGTGGTGCCCAAGCCGACTCCGAAACCGCAACCGGCACCCGGTGCCGGAACTTCGGAGTTCCCTGACCCGGATGTACCGTCCACGCAAGCAGGTGATGTGAACTTCGGCCCTGAACTTCTCGGCGGTGCGCCTTACCCGCAGCCTGGTGCTGTTGACTCTGGGACGGGTAGGCTCAAAACACCTACTCCGCCTGCGGCAGATGACACGCAAGAGGACAAGCCGAAGAGTGTCTTTGACGAACTAAAGCAGATACTGGAGACCACCACTCCCGAGGGCAACAAAAAAGCCACAAAAGAGTATGTGGGCGAGGCGAAAAAACTTCTGGAAGAGTACGGCATCGAGGCGCCCGATCTGAAGAGCCGCCGCGATCTTCGTATCATGGAGTTCTTCCTGAACATGGCTGCGGGTCAGTCGCCTTATGCGTTGACCAACATCGGAACGGCAGCGAAAGAAGCCTTCCGTGGCTACGGTGATGATGTTCGCGAGGTAGAATCTGCCGAGCAGAAGCTCAAGCTGGCCGGTCTTGAGATGGGTATGGCTGAAGAGGCACGGGACGAAGCTGCCGCGCAAGCACTGCTCCTCAAGAAGTACGACATCGCCGCCGACCTGTTCGAGAAGATCAACGATCTGCCGGACAAGTCGCAGCAGATCAAGGTACTCATGGAGACCTACGGCGTACCGCAAGAAGACGCGATCAAAATGGTGTACCCCGGCAAAACTGTTACGCCGCAGGGTTATGAAATCCGCCGGGATGACCTTATAGCTCGAGGTCACAGTCCTGCCTTTGCCACCTACATGTCGATAGGTGGAGCCTCGCTGCTGACTCAGATAGGCGAAGGGGGACTGATTGCAGAGAATCTGATTCGTGTAATTGGGGAAGATAATCTGACGCAAAAAGACAGGGACTTTTTGCGGCCGGATCAAGCACCGTACCGCGCTGGTGGCGGGTAACCGCTGATGGCGGATCAAGAGATAATATATCGAGGCAGGCGTATCATCTATGATGATACTAAGATGACGGCTGACGAAGCACGTGCCGACTATGACGCGCACCTTGCGTCTCAACCGGAACAAAAGCTCGTCGCCCGTGACCGCATCGTCGATCCCGCTACAGAATCAGAAGGCACCCTGCAAGAGTTTGCCGAAGGTCTAGGGTCTGGTGTTACCAAGGCGGTGCAAGGTGTCGCCGAACTCGGTGGCATCGCCATCGACTCCGTGTTCGATACCAACACAACCCGTGCCATCAGCCAAGCTGGAGACGATGTCCGCGAAGCTCTCGGACTCGACCCTGTCGGTGTCGCTGGCACTATCGGTGATGTGACAGGACAGTTCTTGCTGCCGGGCGGTGTAGGTGTCGCCGCAGTCTCCAAGATCTCCAAACTCGGCAAGCTCGAGAAAGCTATCCGTCAGCAGGGCCGGGGCCGTGTTGCTGCCGCAGGGCCGATGCCGGCAAGACTAACACGAGGACAAACAGCAAAGCTGCGGGCACAGCAAGCCGGGGCCGCGCTGCTTGTAGACGCAGCCGTCGCTGACGACGGTGTCACCACCATCGGTGATTTCGTTGACGGTGGACCGACGATGACCGAAAAGGATGTCGGTCTCAGCGGCAGGCTTGAAGCTGGTCGCAGGTTCCGTAACAAGGTCCGTCTCGGCGCAGAAGCCGGTGCACTGGCCGCAGCATTTCCCTACCTACTCAGCACGACAGCACTGGTAGCCAAACCCGGACTAATGTTGACCGGCGAGGTTCTGGCACCGGTAGCATCAGGAACTCGTGGTGCACTGCAAAAGATTGCTGAAGCGACAGGCAACAGCGCGGCAGCGCAGTACATTGGTAACATGACGGTGCCCCGTGCGATCACCCGTCGTGCGGCCACGGATCCGGATACAACGATCTCGGATGTGTATGAGGGAGTCAAAGCCCGCCTTCGCTTCCGTGGTAATCTTACGACCGAGGCTGCTGAACGCCGGTCCGCGATCCAGGGTTTCATCGACTCGCAGGCCAACAACGCGGCGTACACGATCCGGCAGCTTGAGAAAGAAACAAACAAGATTTTTAAGGGCGCGGGCACTGTAAACCTGCAAGGGTTTGGAGAACTTAGCCGCGTCGAGGTTATGAACTCGATCTACGGATTCTTGACCAAGGATGCGAACTTCTTGAACAGCGCCGAGGTTCGCAGGGCAGCAATCCGGCGGGCAGCGCGTACAGGTGAAGCCTTCGACCCGAACAACGCTGACCACCTGATCGAAGCTATCCCAGAGTTTGCCCGTGGGTCTGTCTTGAAGATGCGCCAGCAGATTGACGACTTGTCCGCTCGTATCGTCAACAGTGACTACGGCACACAGAACGTATCGCAGTTGGTGCGGGACGAGATCACAGAAAACTTTGGCAAGTATCTTCGCCGCAAGTATCGCGTGTTCGATGACCCGGATGCGTACTTCCGTTCGGACGAGTACGTGCAAAATCGCCGTGAGGTTATCGGGTTCTTGCAGCAGAACCCCAACACTGCACGAAACTTGTACAACAAGATTGTCAGCGAAGCCGATCTCGGCAACCAGCTTGCCGCCGACGCACCCGTGACACAGCGTGTGATCAACGACGTGGTTGACACATTCGTGAACCGCTACCGCACTCGTGTTGGCTTCCTTGACAACAGCGAGACGTTGTCTCGGACTGCGAAGCAGAAGATGAGCCGAGACATGTTCCGTCAGCGCCGCCTCGAAGAGGACGTGCTGAAGAAGCTGCTTGGCGAAGTCACTGATCCTGTCGAAGCCTACGTTCGGACGGTGGGAGATCTTGCGGAAACTGTGGCGCTCGATGACTTCTATGGATTCCTGCGGCAGGGCCGAGGGCAAATCATCGACGGTGCTCGTGTTGGCGGTGACGACATCATCGACGGTAACGTGTACGAAAGTTTGTCTCTTGCCAAC